CCGGTTGAACAGGATGCACGCCGCCACAACGCAGCCCACCGTGGCCATCCAGAAACGCTCGTCGCTGGCAGCATTGAACTCGTCATACATCCGAGCAACGCACTCGTTGGTCAGCGCCTTGATCTCCTCGCGGTGATCCACCAAATACTGGGCGTAGATGTTGCCAGCCAGCCCGTAGTTGCTGTGCAGCGACTTGATGAGGTTGATCTCGTCTTGACTCCACTCCAGCTTCTGGTCCATGGCAAACTCGATCAGGCGGCGTAGCTCGCCCTCAGACGCATGGTCCCGGGCCCCGGCCAGATAGTCCATAGCCCCACGGTTTGACGACATGATGGCCAGCGCCGCCCAGATAGACAGGTTCAGCCGCTCGCGGTTGGTGCCCGACTCCATGCGCTCTTTGCCGCGCCCTTCGCTCATACTGAACAGGAACGCCGGGAACCACTCGAAGTCCTTGCGGTTGTTGGTCGTGATCTCATCGGTGATGAGCGGCATGCTACGCAGTAGGCCCAGGCGCTGCTGCATGGCCACAGCAGACGTCCCGGCACCTGTGCGGTAGTGCACCGGGTGACCCCAGATTGACGCCCCTGCATCCAGCGATAGGGACTTACCCGTACCTGACTCGGACGAGGCAACGTGTACTGTACATCCGAACAGCCCTGTGAATCCCATCAGTGGTGAAGCCGCGCTTGCCATCATGACAGCCAGCTGATCCCACATCTGACGCCGCACCAGCATGTCTACCACCTTGCGCCAGTTCTCCATCGTGCCCGTGGGCTGGGTGTTGCTGACGATGTTGGCTAGCTCCGACATGGGCACCATGACCGGCTGGGCGTTGGGGCTGTAGACCTTGCCAGCGTAGACAAACGTGTGGTCGTCTTGCCAGCCGAAGCTGGACGGTACTTTGATCGGGGTTTTCTCGGAGGACATTTTCTCTACGCAGGCGCGGATGTATTCGTGGAAGTTCTTGTCGTTGCCGGTGCCAAACGCCGCCATGACGTTCTGGCTGGCCAGTTGCTTGATCGTGTCGTCCTTGGTAGCCAGTGCCCGCTGTGGCAGCAGCACCTCACCCATCTTGCCGTTGCGCACCACGCAGAAATGCACCTCGTGTACGCCGTTGTTATTCAGAATGTCCACGGGAAAGATGTCATGTGCACACAAAAGTATCTGTTTCGTGACAGGGTTGCCGTCGTCACCGACCTCGCTGCGCTCCATGAACACGCCGCCGTGGCGGCCATACGCATACCCGTGGGGTGGTTCCGGGCGCATGATCTTGATGGGTGGCTCATCTGATGAGCCTGGGTCTACCTTGATCTCCGTCTCGGCGGTCACGACCGCTGTCTCACGGCCCCAGATCAGGGGGTTGGTAATCTTGCCCCAGTGCGGGCACTTGCGGCAGATGCCCGGGTTGATGTCGTCCATGGCGTTGCAAGAGTACGGGCCCTTGATCTCGTCGAGCTTCTTGTGCATGCGCTCGCGGTCGTAGGGGTGCATCTCGCTTAACCAGATCGTTGCCTTGTCGGCCTCCTCGCAGACCTTGGCCCAGCTCAGTACGCCGCGCCACAGCGGCTCCATGCCGTCGTCAGATGCGTTCTCGATGTAGTGCGCAAGCTGGCCGCAGCCGGTTCCGTCACGCGTTTTGAGCACGATCTTTTTGAACTTGGTCACGCTGTTCTCAAACAACTTGACGGCGGCAGAAGAGCTGACACTGGTTGGCCGCTGCCCCGGGAGAGCCAGGGCTGTGGGGACGGGCTTCTTTACAAAGTCTTTACCTATGCCGTTGGCCACCAGGACGGCCTCGATGTCGGCTACCTGGAAGCGGTCGCCCTCGGAGAGGAAGCGTACGGGGGTCTCCTCCCGCACCTTCTTGCCGTTCTTGACCCCGGTGTTGACCGTGTCTGGCACACGCAGAACCCGTGACGCATCGCTGGTGATGGCCATGTCGATGTCCAGGTCGTACTTGACGCACAGCTCCTTGAAGCGTCTGGCCAGGGGATACCACTCCTCCCGGAACAGCATCTGATCCAGCGGCCAGTATGCGTGTAGCCCGCCGCCTGAATGCACGAGCCAGGGGTCGCCCAGGGCTGATAGCCCCGTGTCCTCACAGAACTTCTGCAACGTCTGTGCCGCGATCTTGGCGCTGGCGTAGGCCTTGCGCTTGACGACCAGCTCCCCGCTTTCCTCGTCCACCACGGACGGCAAGTCTTTGGGGTGGTTGCAGTCGATGTCCACGGCCAGCACTTGGCTGGCGTGCATGTTGTCCTTGGTCCGGTCTTCGCTGGTACCAAAGGTGCCCAGGGCAAAGAAAACATCCAGCCCGTCTTTCTTCCACTTGTCAATCGTAGGTTGCAGTTCCTCCAGCGTCTCCTTGTAGACGTGTTCTTTTTTTCTTGTCAGTTCTACCGCGCAGTAATAGCCATTACCCGGCGACGGCAAAACCGCCGCTAGCATTTCGAGCGGGGTCATGGGAGTCCTTCGGGAATGGGTTACAGAGGCAGTTCGAGTTGGCGGTCGTCGAAGACGTTAGCGGTTTGGTTTTCTTTACCTTGGGTGTAGTAGTTGAGGCGGCGCAGCAGCTCGATGGCGTGTGCGTAGTCCAGGGTGGAGTTGGCGGCGAGCCGATCAGCACAGACGCTGATCAACTCTCCGTTTGTCAGGGTTCGAGGTTGAGGTCCTTGCATACTTTTCTCCAGGCGTCTTCTGCGTTATGTGATGATTGAAGAATCTTGAGCATCCACTCGGCGCGGTCACGATACGCCGGGAAAATATCCTTGCCCAAGAACCAGTTGTACACGGTCTGGCGGGTAACCCCCAGAGCCTTTGCTATGCGCACGACCGAGAAGTCGTGGTAAATCGCCCAGCGACCGAGCTGGTTGCCGAGTGACTTCGGTGTTTCACCGATCTTGTCGATGATGTCTTGTGAGTAGGGCATGATAGGTAGGTGGGGGGCACAGATGGGAAGGGGACAAGGCTTAGTAATCCTGCTCCGACCTCGCACTGATAGCGTGAACTCGCTCCATGCCTATGCGTTAGTGCCCCCCGATTCTCCTTACTCGTCGTCCCAGTCGCTCACGATGTCAGCGAGCTTGGACTTCTTGGCGGGCACAGCGGTTGCCTTGACAGCCTCTTTGCGCACCTCCGGCTCGTCGTCAGCATCGGCTGCGGGCGCGGTCTTGGGGGCCTTCGCCGCCTTGGGGGCGGGTGCTTCCTCCTCGTCCTCAACCACCGGGGCCTTGGCCACCGGCGACTTACCCGGGATAGCCAGGGCAGGTGCAGCTTTGACGCCATCAGCCTGGGCCACCGTCATGACGATAGCTTTCTTGGCGTCTTCCGAGTCACCCTGGCTGACCACCGTGGGGTACTCGTCGTCAGTCAACCAACGCACAGGTGCGAAGAACAACTTGGGGCTCTCGGCCTTGGTGTCGAACTTCATGCGGGTGACGATCTGCTCGGGGTTAACCGGCGGGTTCTGCGCGGCCAGGAATCTGGCAAACGCTTGCAGGGGGCGCTTGTCGCCGTCCTCTTTCCCGAACACACTCGTTGCAGGCAGCGTGAGCTGGAGCACATCACCGTCCATGTCGTTGGCCAGCACCACGGCCAGACGCTGTTGGAAGCGGCAGGCGCGGCTGTTACCCATACCGGAACCAGCTTCGTTCTGAGGGCAGCCCATGCAAGTGCGGTTCTGCGGCTCTTTGATCGAAGCGTCAGGCTTCTCACCGTCGTTGCTCCAGCAGTCAGGGCGCACAATCTTGTCGGCATCATATGACCCGGCGTAGAAGATGCGGCTGACCTTGGGGGCAGCACGGACGATGACAACGTCCAGATGGCGGTCGTCGATAGAAGCGACTTCCTTGCCGCCAGCTACCAGACGGAACACGCCGCCTTTGATGGAGATGCGCTTGGTGCTGACACCAGAGCCGCCACCCGTCAGGGCCTTGGCGGTATCAGACAGCTCGTTGTTGCGAGCGAAAGCGGGAACATTGGATGACGAAAAAAGCGTTACGTTGCTCATGGTTGATTTACTTTCTTGCTTTGGTTACACGAATGTCGAACCCGGTGACCGAGTTCAGTCCCGGCGGTACAACGCCGGGGTTCTCCTCCAGAAACTGCGCCATGTTGGTTTGGGCGATGCGCTTCTCCAACAGGTCAACGACTTGATGCTCAAGCACGAATGCTTTGAACGAGTCCCAGTCCTGGGTGTTATAGCGCGTCGTCTTGGTCAACGACACAGTACCGAAGGAGGTCTTTACCGATGTCAGCCCGAGGGCTTTCATCTGGTCCTTGATGGCCATGCGGATCTCTTCCCGCTGCTCTTCTAGATCAGCGAGTTGCTTGTCGAGCAGCTCCTGCCGGGCCTTAATCTTAGCGTGGATAGCGACCAGCTTGTCGAGCGGGATTGCTTCCACCGCCGGTGCTCCTTCAATGTCTTCAGTCATAGTGCTTTCTCCTGTTTTGTTTGTCTAGCGTTTGACAGTTTACATGATTTCAAATTGCGTGCAACCCCCTTTCAAGAATTTATTTCAAGTGCAAACATCTCGGTCAACAGCGTGTTGTCGCTGACCTTGGCGCTCAGGGCTTTGAACATTTTCTTCTCAACCGGCGAGCCCTGGATGTGGATAACTGTTACTTTATCGCTACTCTGCCCCTTGCGATCCGCACGAGCGATAGCCTGGATGTATTGCTCAACGCTCATCAATGGGCCGTAGAACACCACCGTGTCGGCAGCAGTTAGGGTAATCCCGTGGGCGGTAGCTTGCGGTTGCATCACCAGGACCCGGGGCTCGGCGTCGGTCTGGAATCGGTGGATGATGTCAGCGCGTTTGTTCGCTGTCACACCGCCGTGAATACATTCGTTTGCAATACCCTTGGATGACAGGTGCGTCTGGATGGTGTCGATGGTTGAGCGGAACAACGCGAAGATGATGACCTTGCGTTGCGTCTCTTCGAGTATCTCCTCCAGCACACCCAGGCGCGGTGCTGAGTCGAACTCCACCACTTCCTTGGCGTCGGTGTATGCGGCTCCACAGCTGATCTGCAAGAGCTTCGATAGGCTAGCAGCGGCATTGACCGCTGTGATGGTCTCCCCTGCGGCTTGCACCAGCATCTGTTCCTTCAAGAGGTTGTAGTACTTGGTCTGCTGCGGAGTCAGCGGCACCTCACGAGTGAGCGTCATCACAGGCGGCAGGTCCAGGCATTGGTCCTTGGAGTAGCGGATAGCTGGTTGCAGGGCGTTGAACACCTTGTCCTTGGCGTCAGGTCGTGGTGCCCACTTGTACATGGTGATCTTGTTCATCACCGCATCACGCCAGCCTGTGAAGAACATCGGCACACCGTCCGGGTTCACGAGCTTGGCTAGACCAAACGCATCAGCAGGCGACTGCGAGGCAGGCGTACCCGTCATCATCCACAGGTGCGTCTGCGGTCCGATGATTGACTTCAACGTCTTCCACCGCTTGGTGGTGCTCGTCTTGTAGGCGTTGGCTTCATCGACGATAACCAGATCAAACCGGCCATCGTTCTTGATCTCATCTGCAATCAGGTTTAGCCCGTCGTAGTTGCAGATTACGAAGTCGTAGTCTTGCTGAATCATCTCGATGCGGCGTGATGCCTTGGGATGATGCGCCACGATTGCTGATCGGTGGATGATGCTGTTGTTTAGATCGCTCAACCACGCAGACTGCATGATCGATAGTGGGCACAGGATTAACACACGCCGCACAAAGCCAAGCGTCATCAGGTAGTCAGCAGCCCAGAGAGCCGCCAGCGTTTTGCCAGTACCAGGGTCGTTGAAGCAGAACGCCTTCTTGTGCATCGTCAGGAACGATGCCGTCTCGATCTGGTGCGCCATAGGCTTGTATCGCCCGGGCCACTTATAGCGCCGGGTGATCGGGGATTGGATGTCTTTGACGCCGAGGTTCTTCAGAACTCTTGACTCATCCAGTCCCCAGTAAACCGCTACCTTGTATGTGTCTCCTTCTTTGTCGATGATCTTGTGCTTTGGAATGATGCTGTACTTCTCAGGGTTGCGCGTCTTAAAGACAAGCGCCTTGTCGTCGATGATCTCCATCTGCTTTCTCCATTGTTTTACTTGTCGCTCATGTTGGCCTTGGGGCTACGCAGTCGCGTGTTACCGGGCGTTGACTTGCCGCCTGCACGCAAGGGTTTGATGTGGTCGATGTGCTTTCCACTCCGATCCACGCCTTCCTTGTCGTACTTACGACGCGCTCGCTGGCGCTCGATCTGATCGGCTGTTTCACCGGATTTCTTTTGCAGCTTGTAGGCATGCTTGTAGTCTCGCTTTCCATTGGTTTGTGTCATGTCAATCTCTCTTTCGGTTGTGCTCACAAGTCATGACCGGGCACCACCCGCACAGTGGCGTCGGCCTGGGGTTCCACACCCCGCTCTCATGCGCTTGTTCAATGCGGGCAACGCGTTCCCGATAGTCCCACCAGTACTCCTCGGCCTCACCGACCAGGAAGCTAGCCTTGGCAATGTCGTTCTTGACCACGAACAGCAACGCCCCAGACACACGACGGATATGCGGGAAGTGCGCAAACACCATCAGTGCCATGAGCTTTAGCTGCTCCCGGTCAGGGTACTTGTTGTTGCCGGTCTTGTAATCAACAACCCTTGCCGTGAGGTTGTCGTCATCAATAATTAAAAGATCGGCTATCCCCCGGCACCACACGTCTTTGTCTGCGAACCCGCAAGGCGAGAGGTCTGCACGCACACCCATCTTGTGCTCGCACAGCTTCCTACCGGGTTTTGACTTGAGTGCGTCAAGCGCGTCCTGGATGAAAGCAAACTGGGGCGGCAAGGGCGTGTCATCCTTGATGTAGAACTCCGCAGCCTCGTGCAGCTCCTTGCCGTAGATCGTCGCTTGGGTGTCGGTGAACGGGTAGTTCTTGAGCACCTTCACTTCGTGGTAACGGCGAGGGCAGCCCTCGTAATCTTTCAGGGAGCTGTGGCTCCAGGTGACTGGCTTCATATCAAAAACGCGCTGACTGAATAGCCCGGGCAAGCCGGTTGCTGAACTCTTCAACGAACGTCTCGTCGTTGTTCAGATCGGTGCGATCCATGTTCTCAAGTATGGCATGTGTCAGCTCGTGCCAAAAGGTTTCGTGAAGGGCGGATAGTTTCAAAGGTACGCCGTGATAGGACCTGCGTGCCAGAGTGATCGTGCGCTTGCCGTAGTGCACCTCGCCCATCATCGCTCGTTCTTTCATCGACTCGACTACGTCAACGCTGTACCACTTGTCACCGATCTGTATCTTCTTTGGTAGTGTCAATTGCTTCATGCTTTCTCCTTATTTAATGTCGCCGTAACACCGGCTGTGGCCAACATCTGAGTTGAGCGGTATCCCAGGCATGTACTTGGGCTCCGCAACCATCTGTTCCCACACCCACTTGGTTGCTTCTTCTGCTTCTTCAGCCGGTACCACCGCCCACAATTCATCATGGACTGTGCCTACCACGGGGTACTTTTTGCTCACCCGTAGCATGCCGTCTGTCATCACCACACGCGCAGTTCCCTGCACGATGTTGTTAGTGATCTTGCCTCCGTAGAGGTTGAGCACCGCAGGGCGCCCGTTCTTTTCACCATCATAAACCCACGCCCCGGTCTTGTCCCGGCGTAGGTTGCGGTAGAAGATCGACATGCCCGAAGGCAATACGATCTCCTCCTTTTTGAAGGTGACACATTTATACACGAACTCCTCACCACCGACAAGGGCCGACTTCAACAGCCGCTCGCACATATCCCAGAAGGTCGTCACCGGGTGGGCTGTAGCACGATAGTTGTCAATGATCTTCTTGGCCGTGACGCAGTGGATCAACAACTCCTGGTCGGTGCAGTTGTGCGGGATGCTGGCCATGCGGGTCAGGTTGTCTTCCCACCCCATGAACCGCTCGATGTACGCCCGGTCTATGCCTAGCTGCTTGGCGTCAGCCTTGGTATAGCGTAGCGGTGGAGCCCCCAGGAACCCCGTCAGAAGCTGCGCAGAGAAGCTCGCCCACCCCAGTTGATACCCAGCCCCCAGCAGGGCTGATTTCGCGCTCTGGCGCTCGACTGGATGCGTCTCCTTGGTCATGCCAGGAAGCCCGAACATCTGTGCACCAAAGAGGGAGTACACGTCTTGGCCGCTGCGGAACATGGCCAGCACGTCCTCGTAGTCGGTCAGCCACGCCAGCACCCTGGGCTCGATCTGGGACAGGTCCCCCACCACCATCTCGTAGCCTTGCGGGGCCAGGATAGCCCGCCGCATAGCACCCCCACGCTTCA